ACATTGAAATGTAGCAGTGATGTCTGGGAAACTATAACCAGTTACAAGTTCTCTTTCAGGGCCATACAGATTTGAATCTGGTGTGGTGTCCATGTTACGGCCGGGAAATGCTATTGCTTCACATCTAAGAGAAACAGCTTTACTGTCGTTTGTGTGTTTTTCTCCCATAAGTTGAGAAAATAAACTTACTTGATTACTTCCCAAAGTACCAGAGGGTGGTTTCATCACAACTTCATAGCGGTTTGGTCTTGAATAACCATCACCACTATTGAAAGTTGCAAGAAATTCATTTAATGCACCAAATGCTACTGCATCTCGAAGGCCTTTAAAGTTGACTGCCATTAGATCATTTTCCTACTGTCTGCATAAACCTCTGAGGCTGATGCTTTCTTAAATCTCTGCACAGGTAACAGTGTTGCAACTGTAAACTCATCTGCATCTATCCTACGGAACTGTGACTTAACTTGTCCAGCAAGATATCGTTTAAGTGTTGGTTTAAGTATTTTTATCTTTTTAAGTTTACTATAATCAACTGCAAGTCTTGTACTTTCATCAAAACTAGTATTATTACTATAATCAACCAATTTATCCAATAGTTGAAGTCTTAACTTCATAGGTAGATAGTGTAGGTTGATACCCAGAAATCCATCTGGATATCTTTCTATTGGTAATACCAAAGGAAATGTATCATAGTAAGGTAACTTCTTTTTGTATTTTGGGTCATAGAAAAACATATTCAATCGTCCATAGAAAGGTCTATTATTACGCTTTCCATCTCGTATTAAATCCATGGCGCCTGGCTCTCCAAACTCTTTAATTTTTGCACGATACCAATCAGTAGATTTTGGTCTACCTTTCGCAGCGTCTACGACACTTTGAATATATTTGCTTTTCTTTGCCATACTACTATTTATACTTAATGTTAAGGTGGTCTTCAGTAAAAATCTTAAATTCCATATCATTTGACTCACAGAAGAAATTTGCAGATTTCCACTTTGCCTCATTAATGACCCAAGTTTTAACTTCATTCATCCACTTTTTGGTTTTTCGTTTTGGTGATGACACTGGAGGTTTACATTGATACTTTGGTTTGACTTCAACAATAAACTTTTTAGTCTTACCACTAGCTTGTTTAACTTTCATATAGAAATCAGGAAAGTAACGATGTACTTTTCCATCCCATGGCGAAACATAGGGTATGACAACTTCTTCACTACCCCATTCTAGTACAGATTTGGTATTATCACAATACACCATAAGTTTACGTTCCCAAAGTGAACGATATATTACTTTAGATGGGTCACCCTTATACTTTTTAGGGTTAATTGGATTGTACTTTCCACTATATGCCATTAACTTATCTTATAAATAGTTATAATCACAGGAGTATTTATACATGGCAAAAAATATCTATAATGCCGTTCGTGGGGCTGCAGAAGCTCAAACAGGCAGAGTCTTTAAAAATGCCGTTGGTATTCTTAAAAAATCAGCCATAGATACTATACGAGGTGGTAAAAAAGGCGGTGCTAGTAATGATGTTGCTAATGCAGTCGGAGGTAAATACAGTACTCAAAATTTAACATTTCCTCTTGATTTGGAAGGCCCTACTGGTGCTAATGGTAATCAGGGTCATTATATTCAATTTTTTGTTAATGAACAAACAGATGAAATTATTGATTATCAAGATTCACGCAAAAAACTTGAAGGTGGATATACATTTGCAGACACCAAAGAAGGAAACGAGGTTATTGCTCAAGCTATGGCTGAAACCGAAAGAGCCGATGGTTTTTTCAGCAGAATAAAGTCTGATATTGTATCTAGAAATAGACAAGGTAGAGATCCGTATGGGGCTACTGCAGCTATTACTAATCGTGAAGGTAACAAACCTGCCAAAAAAGCATCAGTGAAAGATAATTCTCTTAGTATAAAAAGAAAAGCAACTGTAAGGATGCCAGTATCTATCTGTATGTACATGCCTCCAAGTGTTGATGTAAAATATGGTGCAGACTATCAAGATACCGAAATAGGCACAGGTTCAAAAATGGGAGTAGAAGCAATTCAATCAATTCTAGCTGGCACCGCAAGTTTGGATTCTGCTAAAGAATCACTCAACAACCAAACAGGTGCTGTAGGGGATGGAATAGTTAAAGCAGGTACATCAGCAATTGATTTAATTCCCGGCTTTGCTGGTTCAAACGCAGTCTTTGAAATGCAAAGAGGATTTATCAAAGCACCTAGAATGGAACTTGCATTTAAAGGTATTCCTAAAAGAGATTTTTCATACGAATTTAAAATGATGCCAAAAAGTGCAGCAGAAGCTGAAATGGCAAAAAATATTATTAAAACATTTAAAATGTATATGTTACCAGAAATAAAAAGTGCGGCTTCAATGCAACTAACAACTCCTGCAACATTTGACATTCAATATATGCATCTCGGTGAGGAAAATATGAATTTGAATAAAATAGGAACTTGTGTACTTACAAATATGGATGTTAAGTATGGTGGAGATAAATATAAAACTCACGCAGATGCAGTTCCAGTAGAAACATCAATGACTTTAAGTTTTAAAGAATTAGATTTAGTTACCAGAGAAAAAGCAGAGCAAGGATTCTAATATGTATTTTGATAAATTTCCTAAAATTCCATATGATTCAGCTGGTCAAGGTGACTTTAAAGTTGTAACAAACATTCTTAGACGAACTGGTATTCGTGAGAAAGCAAAAGCAAACACATTGTTATTTGATACCTATGATGTAAAAGATGGAGAAACTCCAGAAGCTCTTGCAGATAAAATGTATGATGACCCAGAGTTGCATTGGGTAATATTATCAGTGAACAACATCACAGACAGATATCATCAATGGCCTATGGCGACTAGTCAATTTTTACAGTATGTGAATGATAAGTATGATGACCCTAATGGTACACACCACTATGAACAGGCACAGACATCAGGCGATACTAGTGTCAAGATAAATGTATATTCAAACTCTGCATTATATACTGGTGACTTAGACTTTTATAATAATTCAACTATTGTAACTAATATAGAATATGAACAGTCTGTACAAAATGAACTTAGAAAGATTAGATTGTTAGACCCTCAATATGTAGAACAATATGTAGAAGAACATGAAGCTTTAATTAAGGAATCAGCCATCTAATGTCGGTTACTACATCAACTAATTATGCTGGAAAATATGAAGTAAAAGAATTGTTAATAAAAACTAGTTCTGGTAGTGTTCTAGATTTAAAAAACTCAGTTCAAGCTATTGACATATATGAAAGTATATTTTCAACTTCACTATCTGGTTCTATCACCATTTTAGATGTTCATAACATCGCGGCTAATGGCCCAATCATTGGTCAAGAATTTATGTCATTGAAACTTTCAACACCAAATTTAGAAGGTCAAGAAATTGACTTTACTGACAGTACATTTTGTATTTACAAAGTAGTTGCTAAGTTCCAAGCTTCTTCTAATGCTCAACTTATAAATCTTAGTTTTACTACACCAGAAGCACTAAAAGATAAACGTACTAGAGTGTCAAAAAGTTACACAGACGATATTAGTAATATTGTTGTTAATGTATTAAAAGACGAACGATACATCAACACCAACAAAAATGTGTTTGTTGAACCAACTCAGGGTATCAGAAAAGTTGTTTCACCAAATGTTCATCCTTTTAAATTTATAACTACTCTTGCAACTGAAGCTATATCAAAAGAATATAAATCTCCTCATTTTATGTTCTTTGAAAATACTAAAGGCATTCACTTTAAAACTATAGAACATATGATGACAGGTACAAGTCATGGCCCATACTCTGCTAGTGATCTAGGCCCCTTAGAGAAAGGAAGCAAAAAAGCATCAATACTTACAGAAATGTTAAGAATAATAGACTTTCAAGTAAATTCAAATAATGATATGTTAGCTAATATTCAAGGTGGAATGTTGGGTTCTAAAACTATTGAATATAATATATATAATAAGACTTACTCGTCTAAAGAATACAAATATTTTGATAATTTTAACGAGTTTCCTAGACTTGAGGGTGAACAGTCTAATCCAGTTTTTGGAACAGGTTCAATTGATACTTTAGGAAATACTGTAGGAGATTTTTCTGATTCAAGAATACATTTGCATCCAGTAAATACAGATGGTGTATATGACACACAACACACAAATGAAACTTTATCATATCGTTATACACCAGATAAAATTAACGAATCAATATTAAAAAGACAAGCAAAATTTATGGAATTGAGAGCTGGTGTGAGTGTTAGTTTAAAAATAACAGGTAATACCACACTTGCTGCAGGAGAGATGATAAACATTGTAGTTCCAACAGCTGGTAAAACACATAAAAACAAAAACGATCCACAATTTACTGGTATTTATTTAATTACTACATTAAGACACAGTTTTGACCAAACAACTAAAAAACACGAAATTTATTTAACAGCAGCAAAAGATTCATTTTCAACAGGTTATTCTCCAAGCTCGGAATCTGGAGAACCTCTTGGCAAAGAAGGTGCAATAAGAGAACTTACATACTAAAAGGAGATGTCTATAGTCATATAAATTATGTTATGTTTAACCCAATCTAATTAGGAGCGCTTAATGGCCCAGAAAAAAACTAAATCAAAAATGCGTAAATTAAACTTTGTAAATCGAGATAGGAGAGTTGAACTAATTTCAGAAACGGATAAATATTTATTGAGTACTGTAGAAAAATTAAAACCAAACATACAGAACAAGAAAACACACTACGCTTAGGTAGCAGGATTAAGGACAAAGGAACAAAATGATTTCATTTAACGAATTACAAGAGGGCGTATACGACCCTAATATATTAAAGGCATTCTTTCTTGCTGGTGGGCCCGGCAGTGGTAAGTCTTATGTTGTAAGACAAACTACTGGCGGTCTAGGTCTAAAGATTGTCAACTCTGATAAAGCATTCGAGAAATATCTGAAAGATGCGAATTTGTCCTTAAAAATGCCTGATGAAGAAAAATATGATCGTGACCCTGTTCGTGCTAAAGCAAAAAATATTACTCAGAAACAAAAATCAAACTATGTAGAAGGCCGTCTTGGTCTTATCATTGACGGCACAGGAAAAAACTATGCGAAGATTTCAGATGAAGCAACAAAGTTAAAACAACTTGGTTACGATGTTCATATGATTTTTGTCAATACCTCGTTAGATACTGCACTTGAAAGAAATAAAAGACGCAGTCGTAGTGTACCAGAATCACTTGTAATTAAGTCTTGGAAAGATGTACAGTCCAATATTGGTAAGTTTAGTCAGTATTTCAGACAAAACTTTGTCGTAGTAGACAACAATGATACAGATGAAGATGTAATGACTCCTGTATATAAACAGATAAAATCGCTTGCACTAGCAAAAATATCAAATCCATTAGGAAAACAATGGATTGCAAACGAATTATCTAAGAAAAAACGAAAATAAAGCTCGAAAAGACTTGACTTTTGTTGATTAGTATGTCATAATGGTTATACAAAATCAAAAGAGAGAGATTAAATTATGGCTTACGTTAGTCAAGAAGACAAAAAAAAGTTAACTCCTGCAATCAAAGCAGTTCTTAAAAAATACAATGTAAAAGCAACCATTGCAGTTCGTAATCACAGCACTTTAGTTGTTAACATCAAAGAAGGTTACATTGACTTTGCAAAAGATGCCATTCATAAAACTCAAATTGGTGGTTTTGAGCCTCAGGTGAATGAGTATCATTTAGACAAACATTGGTCAGGAGATGCATTAGACTTTTTACAACAGTTATTAGATGCAATGCAGGGCCCATCATATTTCAATAATGATGATGCAATGAGTGATTATTTTCATAGATCACATTATACTGATATCAATATTGGTAAGTGGGATAAAGAATATAAATGTTTGGCTTTACGACCACATTATTGGGGGGCTGCTTAATGCTGAGTAGTTTGGTAAAAACTTACGAGAAAAATTTTATGGAAACTATTACAGTTATTCATTCTGTATCTAAATCAAAACCACAAATAGTTGCAACTGTTGAAGTTGATAAAAATTTAACTGATAAAGAAAAGTGTGAACTTGCATTTCGATTGACTAATAGCATTAGTGAAGCATGGTATATGAGAGATGATGTTAACTATTTAGGATCTACAAAAACTTGTCGAAGTACATCTTTAAACGATTTTATTTTAATTGGGTCTAATAAATATAAATGTACCTCTAGAGGTTGGAAATTAGTATAAATGATTAGTATAACTGAAGAAGCAAAACAATATTTAGATTCTATGATTGGATTTGGCCTGCATGGTCGATATGCTAGAGTATCTGTTGAAAGCGGTGGGTGTTCTGGATATCAGTATAGCTGGGATTTAGTGGATGATGCTGCAAATGGCACTTTAGTTGAAGACATTTTAGTTATCGATAACTCAGCTGATTCTTTCATTGAAGGTTGCGAAATTCATATGGTAGAAGGATTTGCTGGATCATCTTTGGTTGTCAAAAATCCAATATCTTTTGCACAATGTGGTTGTGGTGAAAGTTTTGCAGTATAATAGGAAAAGAAATGTACGAATATAAATGTAAAATAGTTAAGGTTATTGATGGTGATACAACAGAT